CCTGGCCAATCTCGCCGAACGCTTTCCTATCGTCACCCAGGTGGTGGTGGGTACTGTGGGTGCCGTGCTGGGCCTGAAGGTGGCCACCATCGCACTGGGCTATGCCTGGACCTTCGTGAAGGGGCCGATCCTGGGTGCGCAGGTGGCGTTTCAGTCGGCCCGGGCTGGTCTGGCGTTGCTGCAAGTGCAGGCGGCGGCCACCGGCGCCAGTGCCGGCATTTTGTCGGTCGCCTGGAGCCGCATTCAGACGGGCGCCCTCGGGCTGATCGCGCCCATCAAGTCGGCGGCGCTGGCTTTCTGGTCGATGTTGCCGGCGATTGGTGCAACGACGGCCGCGCTGCTCGCCAACCCGATCACCTGGATCGTTGCCGGGATTGGTGCGGCGGTCGCCGGTCTGGCCTTGGTAATCCGCAAATACTGGGACCCCATTGCCGCTTACCTTGGCGGTGTGTTCGAGGGCATCCGGTCGGCGATACAGCCGGCTATCACCAGCCTCGCAACAGCACTGGCACCGCTGGCGCCGATTGGGCAGGCGGTGGCTTCCGTGTTCGGTTTCATCGCCGATGGCGTGAGCCGGGTGGTGGGCTGGGTCGGACAGCTGTTTGCGCCGGTGACGCTCTCCACAGAGGCATTCAACAGCCTGTCCGCATCGGGCCAGTCCCTCGGTGCAGTGATCGGGGGCGTGTTGAGCACGGCTTTCACGGTGCTGACCTTGCCGATTCGTGCGGTGGGCACGCTGGTGGGGTGGGTGATCGAGGGGTTTACGGCCCTGGTGTCCTTTTCCCCCTTGGCTCTGATCAGCGCCGCCTGGCAACCGGTGGCGGATTTCATGACCAGTCTCTGGTCGGGCATCACCGCCACCGTCGGTCAAGCCATCGACTGGATCGCCGGCAAGATCGGCTGGGTGATGAATGCCGGCAAGCAGGTCGGCGACTGGTTCGGTTCGCTCTTCGGCAGCGATAAGCCGGCGTCGCCCACTGCTACGGCTTCGGCTACTGCGCGTCCGGCAGCGGTCGGTGGCACTGCTGCGCTGGTCGCGCCACGCCCCTCCGTCGGTACCGCACCCGTTGGCATCGCGCCGATGTTGGCGGGCAGTCCGTCAGTGGCGAGTGCCAGACCGGTGACGATGCCGGCGCAACCCCTGGCTGCGCGCGGCAACACCAGCGTCTCGCTGTCTGCCCCGATCACGGTCAACGCACCACCCGGGATGGATGCGCGTGAGATCTCCACGCTTATCGAGTCGCGCCTGCGCACTCTGATGCGAGAGACCACCCGCAGCCCGGCCGCCGCGATGTACGACTGATCCCAACAACGCCAGTCTCACTCCCCTTATTTTTCGAGGTGTTCCATGGCCGAACGTGTGATGTTGGGCTTGGGCGAGTTTCGCTTTGAAATCGCCACGGCCGCCTACCAGAAGTTCTCGCTCAACCAGTCCTGGCGCTGGCCAGAACAAGCCCGGATCAACCGCGATCCGGCCCTGCAGTTCGTCGGCCGCAATGTCGGCGAGATCGAGCTCGATGGTCTGATCTACCCGGGCTTCAAGGGCGGTCTCGGCCAAGTCGAAGCGATGCGTGCCCTGGCCGATGCGGGCAAGCCGCTGCAGCTGGTCGATGGCCTGGGGCGGATTTGGGGTGCTTGGGTGATCACGGAGATTGGCGACACCCGCACCGTGTTCGCCGATGACGGCCAGCCGAGGAAGCTCGAGTTTCGGATCAAGCTCAAGGCCTACGGAGAAGATGACCTTGCACAGGCCACGATCAAGCCTGCAACGCGCGCCGTATCGGCGGTTGCTTCGGCGACGTCCGTGGCCGAAGCCACGGCCAAGCTGGAGGCGCTAACGACTGCAGCCGATGCCCTGCCTGAGGTCACGCCGGCGATGACGCCGACCGCACTGCAGTCTGCGATATCGGCCACCCAGGGGGTGGTTGCTGAAGTCACCCAGACCGTTGCTGGCATAGCCGGCGAGATTTCCGGTGCGATCAACGGGGCCGCCGGGGAGCTGCGGCAGGTGGTGCTGGATGCGATCCCGCCGCAGGCCTTGCAAGCGGTACGCGATGTGCAGGACGCCGTGGGCGAGATCATGGCGCTACGCCAAAGCGTGCAAGCCACGGTCGCTGGCGTCAAAAACCTCCCCGCCGCCTTGAAGCGTGATGTCGCAGGCATCGATGGCGCGTTGCAACTTTCCAGTTTCCGGATCAAATCCTCTGGCGATGTGCTGCGCGATACGCAGATGACCTTGTCCACCATCGCCCGCCTGGGCGACGCTGCCGCCACCCGCGCCCAGCAGGCCGCCTCTGACACGGCCGGCAGCATCGCCAAGAGCGCAGAGCAGATCAATGCCTTGTGTGCCAAAGCTCAGGGCTGCACGGCGAAGATCGTCGAGAAGTGGGAGGGATGGCATGCCTAAACGCGTCACGACCCACGACGGCGATGTGCTCGATGCCCTCGTCTGGCAGCACTACGGGCGCAGCGACGTGCTGTCGGCCGTGTTGGAAGCCAATCCGCACTTGGCCCAGTGGCCACCAGTGCTTTCGGCCGGCTTAGGTGTCGAACTCCCTGATCTGCCGCTGCCGGTCGAAGCGCCGGTGATCCGGCTGTGGTCGTAAGGAGGCAAGGATGCAACCGATATTCCGCATCTACGCCAACAGCCAAGAGATCACTGCCGCCATCCGCGACCGCCTGATCGAATTGGTGGTCACCGACGAAGCCGGCATCCAGTCCGATGAGCTGAAGCTGACGTTGGACGACCGCCGCCGTGAGGACGGTTCCATTGCCGAACTGCCCCGGATCGGCACCGTGCTGACCGTCTCCATCGGTTATGCCGAAACCCGGCTGGTGTCTTTGGGGCGTTTCATCGTCGATGAGATCGAGATCCGCTCGCCCCCAGCGACGCTGTCCGTCTCCGCCAAAGCGGCCGACATGGTCGGGCCGTTTCGCAGTCCCAAGACGCGTTCTTGGGAGGAAACGACGCTCGGAGCCTTGGTCAGCGCCATCGCGGCTGAACACCGCTACCAGGCCAAGATCGATCCCGAACTCGGTGCCATCGCCGTTCCCCATCTGGACCAGACCGCCGAGTCGGATATGGCGCTGCTGACACGTCTGGCCGCCAAGCACGATGCCGTGGCCAAGCCCGTCGCCGGTTTCCTGGTGCTCGCCCGCCAGGGGGCAGCCAAGACCATCACCGGTCAGGCGCTGCCGACGCTACAGCTAGAACCTGAGCAACTGGCGCAGTGGCGCTACCAGCACAGCGCCCGCAAGCCGGCTGGCACAGGTAGCGCCCAGGGGGAAAACGGCCAATCCCCGCCGCAGGTCAGCACCGGCGGCACCAAGGCGTACTGGTGGGACTTCGAGAAAGGCGAACGCCGGGAAGTGACCACTGGATCACCACCCTTCGAGGAAATCCGCTACGTCCATGCCACCGAAGCGGAAGCGAAGGCCGCAGCGGCCACCCGCAAGAACACCGGCGAGCGGGGACAAGGCGAGCTGTCGTTCAGCCTGCCGGGTGACCCGAGGCTGGCGGCAGAAGGCCGGCTGTCCATCAATCTGCGCCCGGGCATCCCCACCGACTGGCGCATCAAGCGCGTCGAGCACCGCCTGGGTAGCCAGGGCTACACGACGCAGGTCGAGTGCGAGCGCTTCACCGCCGCCCCCGTTCCCATCACTGCAACCGAGTAAGGAGGCCACCGTGCCAGACAAAGATCCTTCGACCTACGGCCTGATCACCTATCTGTGGGTGACCGGTCTGGCCGCCTGGGGTGGCCTCGTCAATTTCTATCGCAAGGTGAAGTCCGGCGAGACCCGGGCTTTCAACGTGGTGGAGCTCATCGGCGAGATCGCCACCTCGGCGTTTGCCGGGCTCATCACCTTCTGGCTGTGCGAGGCCGCGCAGTTCAATCCCCTGGTCACCGCTGCGCTGGTCGGTATCTCCGGCCACATGGGTAGCCAGGCCATCTACCAACTGGAGCGCTGGGCGCAGACGCGCTTGGGTAATTCCACCAGCAAGGAGCGGTCATGAACCCCATCGACACCATCCTCGACGAGATCATCCGCCGTGAAGGCGGCTACGTGAACCATCCTGCCGACCGGGGCGGGCCGACGAACTTCGGCATCACCGCACAGACGTTGGGAAGCTGGCGAAAGCTTGGCCGCCCGGCCACGGCTGCTGAAGTGCAGGCGCTGACGGAACCCAAAGCCCGTGCCATCTACCGCCAGCAGTACATCACCGGCCCTGGGTTCGAGACCATCACGCATCCGGCGCTGCTGCATCTGCTGGTCGATGCGGCTGTGCATTCCGGACCGAAACGCGCAGTGCAGTGGCTGCAGACGGCGCTCGGTGTCGCTGCTGATGGCGTCATCGGTCCCAAGACCCGCGCCGCACTGGCTGCCGCCGATCAAGGTGTGCTCTACGGCAAGGTGCTGGGCCAGCGCCTGCGCCACCTCGGACGGCTGATCACCAACGATCCCAAGCAATCGGCCTTTGCCGCTGGCTGGATGAACCGGATGGCGGAATTCGTGGAGGGCACGGTATGAGTGCGATCCCAACGGTCTTCATCACGGCCATCGCCACCGCGCTTCTGGCCGCTGGTGGCTACGCAGTCGGGCACAAGCAAGGGGCAACCGCCTGCGCAGCGGATTGGCAAGCCCGAGAACTCGCCAGCACCCAAGCCTGGCAACAAGCCCAGCAGCGCCAACAGGCCCATGCCGATGAACTCCAACGGCAGCTTGCCCAGGCACAAACCAACACGCGCATTCGCTACAAGGAGATCCTCCGTGAAATTCCTGCCACCACATCAGGTCGTCCCTGTCTTGGCGCTGATGCTCTCGGCGTGCTCGACCGTTTCCAGTCCGGCGCTGCGCCAAGTCTCCGATTGTCCGCAACCGCCAGCGAGTCTGCTGGAGCCACTGATGCCGTTGCCAGCGATACCCAGATCGCCCAGTGGGCCCTTGACGCCATCGATCAGCACGAGCGCGAACGGGCTCGCTGCAACGCGCTGATCGAGTGGCATCGCCAGCCGTAGCGGCAACTATCGCGTCCCCCGATCTCACTGCCTTTGCTGGCGGTGGGGTCGGGGGATTTTTTCGTTTTTACAATGAGCAATTGTTGCATCAAAAAACACATGACCTGACTGGAAATAAAAGTCAATATCGAGTACAGTACATGAGCAATGTTTGCATCACAACGGAGGTCGCCATGAGCCGACTCAGCGTCAAAGACAGGATGGTTCGCTCCATCGCCCTGCGCAAGGGCGAGGTCGTCGTGCGCGCTGATTTCGAGGCCATGGGCAGCCCCAGCCAGATCAGCCGGGCACTCAAGGAGCTCATCGAGGCAGGCAAGATCGTTCGCTTGGGCTATGGCGTCTACGCTAAAGCACGCCCAAGCGCGCTGTCGGGCAAGCCGGTGCCGCGCGTCAGTCTCGCTGAGTTGGCGCAGGAGGCGCTGGAGAAACTGGGCGTCCCCGTGCAATTGGGTCGTGCTCAGTCCGACTATGCCGAGGGTAAGACCACGCAGATTCCCGTGCGCACCACGTTTAACACGGGCCAGCATCGCATCTCCCGCAAGATTACCGTCGGCATCAGCACCGTGCGCTATGAAAACAATTACAGCGCGCGAGCATGAACTGATCATCAGTGTGATGGGCGAGGGGCTGACAGCACTCGCCGAGGCGGTGATCGAAAAAGACCTGCTGATCACCGAAGTGCTGCGCACCGTCGTGGCGGTGGACAGCGATGGCATCCAGTTGGTGTTTTGTGGAGGAACCTGCCTGTCCAAGGCACACGGCCTGATCGAGCGGATGTCCGAAGACATCGATTTCAAACTCGTGCTGCCGCAGGGTTTGTCACGTAGTGCGCGCAGCCGCTTGCTCAGCCAGTTCAAGAAGCGCTTGGCCGCAGCGCTTATGGACGCAGGCTTTGCGGTGCCAGCAGACGAGATCATCGCCCGGGATGAGAACAGCTACGTCTCGCTGAATCTGCATTACGAGAGCCGCTTTGCGCCGGTGGCCAGCCTGCGATCTGAAATCAAGTTGGAGCTCAATGCCCGGCCGCCCGTGCTGCCCACGGCACCGCTGCCCATCGCGTCCATGCTGGATGTCTTGATCCAGGCGCCCAGGACGGATTTGCACGTGGAGTGCATCGGCGTCGAGGAGACCCTCGCTGAAAAGGTGCTGTCCTTCCTGCGCCGCACGGCGGAAGCTCGTGCCGGTCGTAATCGTGCCGACTACGACGACCGCTTGGTCCGTCACCTCTACGATGTGAGAGCCATCGCCCGAGGGCGTGAAGGACTCGCGCTGCCGCACGAACACTTTGCGGTCATGGTCACTGGCGACGCGGTTCAATACCGCAACCAATATCCAGAGTTCGAGCAAGACCCTGTGGGGCAGATGCGTGTGGTACTGGATGCCCTGCACCACGAGGCGGATGCCTTCGAGCGCGATTACCTGCAGTTTGTTGACGAGTTGGTGTTCGGGGAGCAGGTGACGTTTGCTGAGGCCAGAGCAGTGTTCATCGAGTTGGCTGAATCCCTGATCGGGCAGCTGAAGGCATAAAGCAAAAGCGCGACAGCAATGTGTCGTGCCTTGTCGTGCTTGGCCGTCACATGGTGGCCACCGCCACTGCAGCCTGATTCGCCGCCGTCACCGGCCGCCTGCCGACCACATTCCCCACCACATTGACCGCCTCCAGCATCGCCTGCGGCGACAGGTGCGCGTAGCGCATCGTCACCTTCGGGTCGTGGTGGCCGAGGAGCTTTTGTACCTCGTACAACGACCTCCCGGCATTGACCAGGAAACTCGCGTAGCTGTGGCGCAGGTCGTGCAACCGCACTTCGCCCAAGCCCACCTTCTTCCTGATCGAGTCCCAGGCGTAAAAGATCGACACCGGCGGCTTCTTCGTCTTCGGGTTGAAGAACACCCAGGGGATGTCGTCTTGCCGGGGCAAGGACTGCAACAACTCGATGGCCGCATCCGACAGGGGAATGTGGCGCGGCTTCTTCGATTTGGACCGTGCCGCCGGCACCGTCAGCATCCGTCGGTTGAAATCGATCTCGTCCCAACGTGCGTCCAAGACCTCTCGCTTGCGAGCGCCGGTGTAGAGCAGCAGCCGGATCACCTGACCCACCTGCACATTGCGGTTGGTGTCCAGCTCATCAAACAGCCGCTGCACCTCCTCGGTCGTCAGGTACCGCTCCCGCGCGCCGTGGTCCTCAAAGGGCTCCACGCCATCGCAGGGGTTGCTCTTGGGCGGCAGGATGTCCCAGCGGATCGCGCAGTTGTAGATGAACTTCATCAGCACGATCATCCGGTTGCAGGTCCCGGCAGCGTAACCCTTCTCGAACACCGTGTGGTGGAAGGCCACCACATCGGAGCGGGTGATCCGGTTCATCCGGAAATCGGCAAACACCGGCAGCAGGTGATTGCGCAGCATCGTCTCATCCGTCTCCCAGCTGCGCTTGCGGGTCTTGGCGTAGGGCAGATACCGCTCGGCCACGAAATCCCCAAAGGTCGGCACATCCTTGAAGCGATGGCTCTCCACCTTCGGGTCGCCACCCTCGGTGACCATCTGTTTCATCTTGTGCGCCTTGGCCCGGGCGTCCGACACCGAAATCTCATCGGCCCGGCCAATCCGGTTCAGTCGCACCTTGCCGGCCGCATCGCGGTAGCGGAAGTAGAAGGTCGCGCCACCGCTGGCCCGGTGCTCCAGCAAGAAGCCCTTGATCTCCGTATCGAAGTAACTCACGGCCCCGGAGGCAGGCTCGCGACCTGGCAGCGTGGCCAGGAATTCGGTCGTCAACGCTTGTGCTGGCATCGTCGTGCTCCTCTATCTATTGAGGGTCATGCTACGATACAATGCGCCG